AATGCGTTGTTATTAAGTGAGCGAATAAGATTATACATTGCTGTTCTATTTGTTGTGTCATCTGCTGAATTTGATATTGCAACAGTTAAAAATACTGAATTTATAGCAGCTAACCCATTTCCTGCTCGACCAATTACAACTGATGTAAATGGTAATGCACCTACTGCTGTTGCTGTTGTTTCGCTTCCATTGTTGATAGCCGCACCTTGCGTAGTTCCGCTTAATTTTGTAGTAGATAATTTTCTTTGTTGTGTATATGTAGCAGTTGTTACTGTTGCTTGATTTGTTGCTATACCAATTAAATTAGTATTACCTGTAAGAACTCCATTTGATGCAATTAAATTACCATCCATAAAATAACTTCCATTCGTAGAAACCCAAGTTATAACTGCTAAATAATTTGTTCTATTTGATATTGAACTAATAGTTGAACTTACCATATTGTCATCAACCCCATCACTTTGCACTATCGTTCTATCCACCAATACACCTTTATAACCTGTTGTTGCTGTTCCTGTGTTTATTGTCCAAACTTCACCTGTTGCACTTGTCCATTGTGTTTGACTTGTACTTGCGTTATATGTTGCAGGATTGAAGTCAACTACAGGTGTGCCACCTATTGAGTTTGCTATTGTTGCACGATAGATTTTACCTATTATAGCTCCTGTATTTGTAGATAAACTGCCAATAGCACCTATCAATACTGGAGTATTTGCATTGAATGTATTAGCAATAGATGAGCCTGATACAGTAGCACCTATTTGAGTATAGGTAACTCCATCAGTGCTTTGATAAAACTTGACTTCATAGTTACCGCTTCCATTGTTTTGGTCGTATGTGCATTTTAAATAACAATCTGTATTATTAGGTATAGTAATATCTGCTGTGGCAGCAAATGGCGTTAAGCCTGATGGTGTTCCATCAATAGATATTCTATATGTTAGCTTGCTATTAGATGCAACAAATCCAAGTCCGTAACATCTATTATTTTCGGAATAACCATACTTTGTAACTAACCACTGCTCTGAACCTGTCGGAGTATAATTTGGTAGGTTAACCTTACAAATTATTTCCATATCCCCAGTGATTTGATTTGCTGCTGCATTTGGAGTTGACATAAAATTACCTGCAACCCCACTTCCCCACCAATAATTATCACTACCATTATGACTCAATAACAATGGCTGACTTGCTGCTGTTGCTTGTACTGCATCACCTGCTACTGTTAAGCTATAAAGTTTCGCTGCTGCTTGACCACTTGTTGCTCCTGTTCCTGAACCTAACTTATACCCAATCCAATGAGCATCGTAACAAACAGGAACGTTAGCCAAATCGCCATAAATAGCTTTTAAACCCTTTACAAAAAAGTTTAATCGTGTTAAGTTTGATACACCACCATCAGCTATTATACGATTGTAAATAGTTTTAGCTTCTGCCGAAATTCCACCACGAAAACCTCCAACTCTTGCGTTAGTAGTTGTAATTCCTAACATACTTATTGGAAGTTATAAGCTATCGCAGTTCCTGAAGTTAAAGTAATCGCAGTGATATAAGTTCCTGCTTCTGCGGGTATAAACATACCTGCTGATACTGTTGCGCCATTGAATGCTTTTGTTGTTAGCACGTTTACACCATCAATACTTAAAACACTAATTACTGCATCTGTATTGATTACAATTCCTGTGTAAGTTTTACCTGTTTTTGCGCTTGCTGCTGCGATAAATTCGCAACCACCTGAACCAATTATTTTGCCTAAATCTGTCATATTTTTATTTGTTTAATAATATATTATTTTTATTTATTTTAAAGGTATTTGACACCTATTTCTTTCTTGTGCTAATTCAAAAGTTAAATTCATTTCCCAACCATTTACCTTGTCTGCTAATGCTTCTCTTAAAGGTACTAAATTCGTTGCAAAACTTAACAAAAAGTAATCTTGATATGTTGGGTTAGTTAAAGCAGAATAAACGTCTTGTGATATACTTAAACAATCGCTTAACGTATCACGTTCATTTGTTTGGTCATCCTTTTGTATATCCATTACTTTTACGTTCATATTTAAACTTAAAGTATTACTATCAATACTGCTATCAATTACATCAATCCATAACAAAGGGTATTGCTCTTGTTCACTCGCTGAAATATCCGATGCTTCACCAAAATTAAATCCGTTTATCTGTGCGTGGCTTGTCGCTATTGTTTCGAACAGATTTATTATTTGATTGAGTGTGTAAAATTGCATTTTCTTTTATAAATTTCTGTAACTTTTGTTCGTTCTTTATTTTTGTTTTCATTAACAATATGTACAAGGTTTGGTTAATTCTCTCGGTTCTATTTTTATTCCTTGAAAGTTATATCGCCCACTGCAACAATCATCACCATCTAATAACATTCCACTGTTGTAATTCGTTCTTTGTGGAAATATAGTGTCTATACCTACACCAGTTTGCGTTAAATACAAAGGGTAGGTAGCTGTGTTAGCTAATAAGAATTTAGTTAATCTCTCGGCATATACTTGTGCTTTGTTTCTTGCCTCATCCATTATATCCCTAATTTCATTCATGCTTGCAGGTTGCATATTATCTGCATTCTGAACACCTACTGCTTTATTGAAATACTTATAGTTCATGGCTAATGGTAATTCAACTTGCATGTACCAAATCATTGTATTAGTAATATAGTTATCAATTAAATTCTTATTTGCATTCGTTGTTGTACTCGCTGCAATTTGTGTTTTTAATTCATTGTATAAACTTGTTCCTAATATTGGTAATATATAAAACTCTTGAACCTCAATAATGGTAGGGGTTACAATTTTCATATCAACATTATCCTGCAATACAGAACGCTGCTTTAATGTTTGTTCGCTTAAAAATAAAACTTGTGCTGCCATATTATTTAACTTTTTTAACTAATTCTTGTACCCAAATATGCCTGCAATATGGTAAGTTCACATCTAAATTAGGGTCATGATACCAACCACCTCTGCGCCTGAATGCATCGTAATTAGGTATGTCATAAACTTGTCCTAAATCTTTACCAATGTTTTCTATATCTTCACGACTAAAGTAACGAGGGTTAGCCATCATTGCTGCACAAAAATCTCTACTCTTTCCTCCTGGTTCTAATGGCACACCTGTTCTTTCCTTATATTGATAACGGATAAATAATTCACTAAAAGTTGGTACGTTTTTGTTTTCTCCTTTGATAGTTATTTTTAAATTTCTATCAATTAAACCATCACCGATTAAAGTTTCTATTGCATCGCTAACTTTTGTTTTATCTAACTTCATTACTTCCATTAAACTTTCAATAGTTATATCTGGAGTTTTTTTAATTAGGTCTAATATTCCTTGTTCAATTTTAGAAATAAAATCTTCCTTGCCAAACATTACTTTTTTAGTTTTTACAAGTTCAAAGTTTTCTACACTTTCGCCATACTTACTGAATGTTTCGTAATCTATTAAATCCTTTACTTGCTTACTAAATTTAAAGTTAGTTGCAGGTGCTTGAACTACTTGTGTTGGCTCTAATGGTTTTCTACCAATTATTTCACGTAACTCATCTTTGGTTAAAATTTGTGTTAGTGTTTGCTCGGTGAAACTTGGCATAATAGGTTCAAGTTGTTTAATCTTTAACTTACCTTTTACAGGTGCGAAAATATTAAATATTTGCTCTTGAACTTCTTGTCTTGGTGCTACGTATGTATTTGTAAATAGGTTAAACGCATCAATCATTTCTGCTCTGCCACCTAATTGCCCTGCTACCCTTACACCAAAAATCATTGGTGAAGTAACCTTATGTCCTACGAATATTTCTTGTTGTATTGTATCATTTAAGGCTGTGTATTTATCTGCAAAATCTCCTGCGCTTAAATCGTTTATTATTGCTACTCTGTCCTTATCATCCGCAAAGTCTACAACTATCGAACCTGCGCTGTCTGTTGATGTAAATTTGCTCTTTAACTTGCGTTCAGTAGCTTTCATTTCATCATCACTTGGAATACCATTAACAAAAGTAATCATCTTACTACCTTTAAAGCTATTTTGTATTTCTGCTCTATGGTAATTCGCTACTTCTGCATCTGTTATAATTGCAGGAACTGCCCCAATGTAATCAGGTAAAGTATATGTATTTAAATTAGGTCTGTATGATTTATAGTAATAAATTGATTCTGCTTGTTTTACATTCGGGTCATAAGCAGGTAAAGTAGTAAACAATGGCACAGTATTTTCATAACCGCTTTCATCTATCCATTCATCGCTTATATAGAACTCTGAATTGTCTTCATTACTACGAACTGTGCAATAATCAATGTGGTATAACTCTTGTCCTTTTTTTCCTTTTGTACCTACTACTTTAATATAGCAACCACCAAATAATTCATTGTCTAAAATAGTTTTTTTAGCTAAATCGTTTAATGTTTCATACTGGTTAGGGTTATCAATAAATGATTGTAGTGCAATAACTTCTTCACCTTGCATTTCTGTTTGGTCAAATTGCCAACCTTTACCGCTTATATATAGTTGTTTGCTTGTTACTATTGCGTTATGCTTTGCACTTCTATTAAATAATAGTACAAGGTATTGAGGATAGTTGTTCTCTTCACCATATTTAACCCATACTTTTGACTTTTGTTCCACAAACATTGGAACTTTGTCATTACTAAATCCGATTCTAATAGTTTTATCTGTATATGCCATTTATTGTGGTTGGTAAATTATGTTAGTTTCATCTTGTACATCGTATTCTGTGGTAGTTTGTGCATCTAAAACCACATCAACAACACCAACTTCAACTGTTTTTGTTATATAAGGAACTGCATCTGCTGCTGTTGTAAGCCCACTTGTATTCGCTAATGATGTTTGATATACCTTATAGTTATAATAGCCCTTAAAACCTAACGTAACTTCGCCATTTAAAGTGTTTGCACTTACCTTTTCAATTATACTAAACTTATTATATCGTGTTTTGTATGCGCTTGTATCTGTACCTATAAAATAGTAAGGTACATTCGATGTTTGGTTTGTAAATAAAAACAAATAAATAGGATTTGTAACTGTTGAATTTTCAGTTAATGTTACTACTACATTGTTCGTGCTATTTTTTAAGAATCTTATCACTATACTTAAATATAAATAATTAAAAAGTTTGCTAAACAAAAAAACCAACCGAACTTAATCGATTGGCTTTTTGCTATGAAAACAATGAAAAGAATTATACTAACAATGCTGCTATAATTGTAGCATCAACTTCTTGAGAAAAAGTTTTTTCCATGCCTGCAAAAGTTAATGAGTAACCATTGAACTCATTTAATGCTGCACCTGATGTTCCTGTTCCACCTGTACATTCCATACCGAATGATGAACCGAATAAGAAGTATTGACCTGATTTCATTTCAACAATTATAGAAGTTCTATTCTTGATAATTTGTTGTAGTTTGAATTGTGTTTCATAAGCCATTTTTAAGAACGTAGCTGCGATAGTTTGCTCATAACCTACTGTTCCTATTTTAGGGTCAGTATTGATGTTATTAGTTGTACTATTTGCGCCTCTTGGCTCTAAAGCATAAGTAAAATATTTTTTACCTGCTGACTTTGTTATTGCTGTTACAAAACCACTTGCATTTTCAGTTACCGCAGTAATGTTTGCTTGTTCGGTTATGTATAAATTTTTGATTCCACCAACTGTATCTTTACAGTCAAGTGCATATCCTGCTACTATTGCGCATGCCATGATTTTGAATTGGGTTTTAAAAAGGGTAGCAACTATTAGCTACTACCCTTTTGTGAATTAAATTGTGAATTTAACGATTTCTGCTACTTGAGAAACTTGAACACCTAATTTAGTTCTGTATTTAAATCTAACTAAATCGAAGTCTTCTGAATACCAGAATTTGAAGTCTTCTTGTTCGTTTTCTAAATCAACACCCAAGAACATATTGCTATCTCTTAAAGCATAGATTGCGTTTGTTGAAGTTAAGCCTGGAGTTGAAACGATGTTTACGTTTGTTCCGTGAATCTTCATTTGTCCTAATGCGTTATCAGTTGCAATGAAATTGAAAAGATTTGCATTAGTTAAAGCTAATTGGTAAGTTCTGAAATTGTCTACACCCATGTAAACTGTCAAATCAGTCTTATCTAAAACTTCAACAGGTATTGCAGAATAAACCGCTTGTACTACCGAGATAATGTTTGCTGCTGTGATTGCAGTAACCGCAGTTGCAATATAAGGAGTTGCGTTTGCTTGTACTGTTCCTGATGCTGCATTAATGATTTTTACTAAACCATCAAATTGCTTCAATTGTGAACTTGCACTTGCTGTGTCACCTTTCCAAATTGCTTTCTCTACATCTTCTTTTGTAGTACCTAAAATAGTTTCTACGAATGCTGCATCAATACCACCTGGCAATGCATCATAGTTTGAACCTGGTGATAACAATAATTGAGTGTATTTAGTTTCTAAATCATTAATACACCATTCTTTGTTTACTTTGATACGACCAACTGTTAATACACGAGCAGAAATAGTTGTGTCACCACTTGCAGAGAATCCACAAGCATCACCATTTTGCCAAATTAATGAATCTGACAATGCAGGTACTTGAATAGTTGACTTAACACCTGTTAAGATTTGCATTCTTGATGCAGTTTTTGGTTCGAAGAACGAACGGGTTACCAATAAATTTTCATTGGTTTTAGTGTATGCCGCTAAGGCTGTTACGTTAAATGCCATTTTTTTTAGTTTTTGTTTTTAGTTTATTTGTTTTGTAATTTTTTGAATTCTGCGATACGTTCAATAGTTGACATTGTACGTTCTTTTTTGCTAAATGTTGAGTTAGTTGGCTTTGCTGCTACTACGATTGGCTCTGCTGCAATTTCTTCTACGATTGCGTTTATTGCTGCAAATTTAGCTGTGTTGCTTTCCGTAATTGCTGCAAACTTACTTTCGTATGATGCAAACATTTCATTCATTTTAGTTTCCATTTCAGTCATCTTACTTTCACAAGCCATAAGCCTTTCTTCCATTTTGCTCATATCAGGTGCAGCAGCTAACTCAACTTCTACTTCAACTTCTTTTTTAGGTTCGATTGCAGTTACTAATCCACCAACTGTGGTTACTTTAGTTCCATCTTCTAACTCATGTACAGCATCAGGTGCAGGCATTTGGTTTCCATCTTCAGCAACTACCATAATTGCAGTTCCTTCTCCGATTTCACCATCCCACATTACTTCTGTGCCATCTACTAATTTTGCACTATTGAATTTCTCAACTTTTGCAAAATCCATTTTTAATAAATTGCCAATTTGCATTATAGCTTCTTTGGCTGTTAATTTAGGTTTACTCATTTATGTTTTTGATTATATTAATTATATCCTCTATTAATGTTTGTGGCTTCTCATCTATCTTTACTGTGTTAAATATTCCTTCAACTGAAAACCCTTTGAACTCACCACTCTTTATAAAGTCATTCCAAACTTCATCGTTATCTATCTTGTAAGAACCGAACCAAGAACCATCAGTTAAGTTATAACCTTTTGGTGCTAATATTCCACGTTCTTCATCAATTAAAAAAGATTCAATCATATACACACCTTCAATCATTTTATTACTGTCGTGCATCTCATTTACAAGATTTGATTTACCTTGTTTAAAGAATTTGTTTCTTAAATTATAAATGTCTTCTTTTTGAAACACACCATAATATTCACCCTCTTCCGTTCTGCGATAGATTGGCAATTCTGCCACCATTAAAGGTCCAGATATAATACGTTTTTCAGTGTTTGCTTTAAACTTGTATTGATTAGAACTAAATGCCTGCCAATTCATTTCTATTGCAGGAGAATCAACAAACGCAACTGCTTCCAACTGCGCTTCATCATCCTCAAGAACTATGAATCTGTAAATAGGTAATTTGTCCATTCTATATTAAATATAAATTATTTTAGTATTTGCTTTTTAGAATTATTTGATTGTCGCTTTGCGTATAATATTCTTTACTTTGTCTTGGGTATTTGTGATGTCTGTTTCAACTACTATAACTTTTCCTACTGTACTATCGCCTGTTGTTGTTACTTGACTGTTGCCACCTAATCTTGTGCCTGTAATTGATTGCGGAATTCTTGGTGCTGTTGGTGCTACACCGCCACCACCTCCACCACCACCATTAGGAACTTTAATATCTGCAATTGCTTTAACCCTTGCAAAGCCTGCTAATATTGCTGCGCCTGCTGCTAATGGTGCTAATACTATTGGGTCTATCTTTGCTGCTGCTGCATAGGCTGAACTCGCACTTAAATAAGTATCTATTGTTGCTTGTGCTATTGCTAATACTTTTCCCTCTTCTGTTTGCTTTCCTGCTAAATCAGCTAACCCACCTAATATTTGTGATGTTGTTTGAAATAATTGTCTTTTTGCTTCTATTGATGCCTCATCTATTTCTTTTTCGGCTGCTGCTTGTTCTTGTTTTACTTGAACTTGTTGTGCTGCTAATGCTCTTCTTCTGTCTAAATCCTTTTTATCATCTTCTTCTTTTTTCTTTCTATCTTCTTCTTTATTAAAAGCTATAACATCTTCAATTGCCCTATCAGATTCTCTATTGCCTTCTTCAACTTTTAATTTTAATTGTTCCTGCTCTTTATTATAATCATCAATTCTTTTTTTCTCTGATTTAGCTTTTTCATTTTCATCTTTATCTTTTGTTTTTTTATCCTCATAATATTTAGATTCTCTATCAAGTCTTGCTTTTGTTGCACCTGCTTCAAAAATTAAATATTCACTATCAATAGATTTTTTATTTTTTACTAATTCATCGTGTGCTTTTTGTTCTTCATCATTAATCCAAAGTTGTTTATCTAATTGCTCTTGACTTATTCTTATTTGTTTTCTTGCACTTGTTAGCTTATCTTCAATTTTCCCACGTTCTAATTCTTCAGTATTTTTACCTTGTGCTTTTGCAATTGCTATTTCTAAGTCATATTGCTCATTTAATTTATCTTGTGTATCATTAATAGCTGCTATTTGTCTTTTGGCTGATGCTTCGGATGCTGTTGCCATTGCATAAAATGCCGTAGCAACTGCTGCAAGTGCTATAATTAAACCACCTAAACCTGTTGCCATTATACTTGCCTTAATTGATGCAAACGTAGCAATAGAAGTAGTTTTTAAAAGAATAAATGCATCTTTCATTCCAAGCAATCCATTCAAGCCAGTAGCTAATGCAATTGCTCCTTGTGTCTGTGCGATAGTTTTGTTTAAGTCTTCATTCTCACTGCCCATTAAAGCCATTGCACCTTGCATAGCACTAAAACCATTGGCTGCTATACCTACTGCGCCTGCTAATGCTTGAAACTTTGCTTCAGGATTAAATGCATTTACAGTAGCTTTTATATCACCAATTCTATCTTTTAACTCACCTGCTTTTTGTGCTGCTTTTATAAATGCTTCACTACCTTGTTCAAGTGTGCCAAGTTCATTTGTTACTGCTCTTAATTCAGCCTTTAAACTTTTAACTGAACCTACTGAACTGCCTACTTTTACTTCGGTGTCAAATATTATTTTCTCGTTTGCCATTATTGTATAACTATGCTATAATTGGATGTAATCTGTATTCTAATTCTATTAACATTTGACTGTTTCCTGATGCTCCTAAATTCCCTGCACTATGTATCTCAACTGCTAAATTCTTAAAAGGTAAATCGTTTATATTTATACCCCTTTGTTTTTTAGCCACGTTTGAACTTGTTATTGCATTATCAAATTCTAATAAGTGAGTGCCATCACCATTGTATTGTAAATGTAATTTATGGTTATTATAGCCAGTTTTCGGTGTAGTAGTTCCAAAGAATACTGTTATGTAAGCATCATAAACCTCAACCCAATATCCTGTTTGTATAGGTAATATTTCAATCGGTGTTGTGTTTAAATTATTTAGTTCTGCAACTGTTAAAGTTCTGCTTACAAGTAATGGTTGGTCAATGTTATTTATTACTGTTTCGCCATCTCTTACACTTGTATAATCATTTGTCCCTATGTAAGTTCCACCATTGTTTAAAATAGTATTATCTGCGCCACCTAATATGTTTACTTGATTTGCATTTACAAAGTTACCTGTTGAGTTTACTATTTGTTCGTAGCCTTGTAATGTGTTTTCACTTCCTTGACCTATTACATCAACTCCTTTAGGGTATTGTGTTCCGTTTCTATTTGCTATTTGCGCATAAGCAGAACCTTCACCACCACCACCACCGTTCGTTACTAAATTATAAGGAACAAATGCAGGTGCAACCGCTAACTTTAAGAATGTTAATTTTGCAGGGTCTTCGCTGTTACTATCAAAATCAATTTCATATAAACGATAGTATTGTTTATCTATAAAATAACTACTTCTAAATGATAGTTTATTTATTTCAACTTCATTTAATTTAACATAGTAAGTTACTAATTTAGAATCCTTGTTTGTAATTTCTTCTATTCCTTTTTTATGGTAAACATTATAAAGTGTTGATGGACTTTGATTTGTTTTATATCCATTCTTATAATTAATTTGTTTTGGAATATCAAAGTTTATATCAAATGTAGGATTTAAAACATTATCGTAATGACCTACATAAGCATAAGCACTAAAGTCATGCCTTGTGCCATCAGGGTCTGCATAGTGAAAATAATTAGTTGCTATCACTGGGCTTAATCCACCTGCAACCAATAACCTTAATTTTGATGTGCTATCTATTGTTTCGTTATTAGAATTTTTAAATATTATTTGGCTAAATACTACTTTTGAATTATTCCTTGCTGTGCCTAATGGTGTTGGTGCAAAGACTACTTCTGTCTTATAGCTTTCAGTTATAAAATCATTTGGTACTGTATATTGTTTTGTTCCGTATGGGTATTTGTATTGGTCTTGATAAAGTGTATTTAATTCGTCTTTATCCTCTGCCATTGCAAATGTATAGTCTTTGTATTTTAAATCGCCTAATGGCTTTACTTCTACTCCCCTGCTTACATCAATATTGTTTGTTAAGTCTACTATATCACTTGTAAAATAGTCATCACGTGGCTCAATTTTTAGTTTCTTATTATCAAGTTCATCAACTGAAACATAAAGGTTAAACATTTTAATAATTGATGCTAAAAAGTCTGCTTGCTTTATGTCAGCAGGCAAACACTTTTCAAGTTGCATTGTGCTACCTATCGTTAAGTTTGCATTTACAATTGCAAAGAAATTAGAAGTTGTATTTAATCTTAAATCAAAAGTGTTGTTTCTATCTGTATTGTTTTCAAAAAATAACTGAACCTCTATTTGCTCACCTGCACTACAAAAAACTTCTTGACTCTGAAAACTTGTTTTAATTGTTTGACTTGGAAATGTTATTGTAGTTGAATCCCTACC